AGTATCCGTTCAGAAATTCTCTGGGAAATAATTCTTTTTATTAACAAGTTGGACATCAAGGAGGCGAGGAAATAGATGACAGCAGTAGAAGAACTCAGGAATTTAAAAACAAAAATAGAAAAGATGAAGGAGACGTATAAGGGCGCACAAGATTATGAGTATGAAAATTATAAAAAATATAACGAAGAAGGCAATGCAGTTGCGGCAAATCGAGCTCTTGGCAAATCCTATGCATTTGAAGCGATCTATGCGTATATCAAAAATATGTAAAAAGCCGACTGATGTTTGCAGCGTCAGTCGGCAGGCGGAAAAATATGGGTAAATTTCCGCCTCTATTGTAACAAAAACAGGAGGAATACACAAATGGCAGAACTCATATTGAATGCTGATGCTTCACATGATGATTGGCTTAAAGTAAGAAATACAGGATTAGGCGGGTCGGATTGCGGAAGCATTCTCGGACTCAATCCGTATAAATCAGCATTGACACTTTGGTCAGAAAAAACAGGAATGATGCAGCCCGAAGACCTATCAAAAAACGAAAGGGTCTGGTGGGGCAGCCACATGGAACCGGTGATCGCGCAGAGATTTGAAGAAATTACAGATAAAAAGGTACGCCGGAGAGGAACTCTTCGAGATAACGATTATCCGTATATGCTGGCTAATATTGACCGCTGGATAGTCGGAGAGAATGCCGGTCTTGAAATCAAGACGGCAGACTGGCGTATGAGTAAACAGTGGGGAGACAAAGACGATCTGCAGGATATGACGGTACCGGACAGCTACTACTGCCAGTGCATGCATTACATGGCAGTTACGGGCGCGGATTACTGGTATATCGGAGCGCTTATCGGCGGCAACGATTTCCGGGTAAAGAAGATCATGCGTAACGAAGATGATATCAAGTACATCAGGGAGCAGGAAAAAGAATTTTGGAACCATGTCACGGAACAGACAATGCCTGCGGTAGACGGCAGTGATTCTACAGTTCACACGCTTGTCGGGCTGTACAATACGCCGAACGGGAAAGAGATAGACCTGCCGGAAGAGGCATTGCGGATTTTTGAAAAATATGACTTGGCCAAAGCAAAAGAAAATGAGGCAAAAGAGGCCATACAAGCGGCAAAAAATGAATTAATGGCACTGCTTGGAGAAAACGAAGTCGGGCACCTCGGTGACAGAAAAGTCACATGGAAGGCAACCAAGCCGAGAGAATCTATTAGCTTATCACGCGTTAAAAAAGAAGACAGCGGCAGCTATGAAGCGCTTAAAGCGAGGGGATTTATCAAAATCGGTGAAGCAGGCCGCATGATGAAGGTCTACTGATGAGCATTGAAGAGTTTACAGCCCTTAAGGTAGGTGCAAAAGTCAGTATTCAAAGGGGGCTAAAATCCCCTCCACTTCGTGGGACATTGGCGGATAAGGTGAACGAATCCGCTCTTATAAAAATAGGTCACACGCCGGCAGGAAAACCTATCCTGATATGGGCGCATTATATGAAACTAAAACAGGAGGACAAGAAATGAATGCAGCAAAAGGAATCGTAAAAACACAGCAGGAGAACAAAAAGCCATCTCTACAGGGGCTAATTCGGACAATGGAGCCGGAGATTAAAAAGGCATTGCCATCGGTCATTACACCGGAACGGTTTACCCGGATGGTATTTACAGCACTGTCGAGCAATAAAAAGCTGCAGGCATGCACACCGGAAAGTTTTCTCGGAGCAATGATGCAGGCTGCACAATTAGGTGTAGAGCCGAATACCCCCATCGGGCAGGCCTACCTGATTCCATACGGTAATCAGGTACAATTCCAGCTTGGATATAAAGGACTGATTGATCTTGCTTATAGAAGCGGTGAAGTACAAAGCATACAGGCGCACGAAGTGCACGAAAACGATACATTTGAATACGAGCTTGGGTTGAACCCGAAGCTGAAACACGTACCAGCTATGAAAGACAGGGGTCCTGTCATCTTATACTACGCTGTCATCAAGCTGAAAAACGGCGGAGAAGGATTCGAAGTTATGAGCCGGGATGATGTAGATCAATTTGCGCGGGCGAAGTCTAAAACATATAAAAATGGACCATGGCAAACGGATTTTGACGAAATGGCAAAGAAGACCGTACTTAAGAAAGTTTTGAAATACGCGCCTTTAAAATCTGATTTCGCAAAACAGGTCAAAGAAGACGAAACAATTAAAACCAGTATTTCGGAAAACATGACGGACTTGCCGGACGAAACGGTGACGATTGACGCGGAAGCACAAACGCCGCAGGACGAAGAAATTCCGTTCGATCCGATACCGCCGACGGTAGATAAAGAAACGGGTGAGGTACTGAACGATGGAAGAAATTAAGAGCAATTCTCTTCCGACGATGGAGTGTGGGATGGCCTACTTGGCTCATCCCTACGCTCCAATTGTTGAAAATTTGAAAGTATTTACAGGAGAGATTAAGGAATCCAACGTGGAAGAAACGGGAGATATTGCTTATAAAATAATGAGCAAATATCCCAACCTGACAGTTCTTTCCCCGCTCCATGCTTATTCATTCTTAGAAGGGAAAGATTTGGAAGAAACGGAGATTCTCTGGTATGATTTTAGACTTCTCAACAACTGCACTCTTCTGATTTTGTCCGGATACTGGAGACAGAGCCGCGGCTGCATGGCGGAATACGGTTATGCAAAAGCAAAAGGAATCCGGATCTATGAGTATGTAGACGGAACTCTGTATCCGCTGGAATGAGTAAATTTCGTTATAAACCTTTAAAGGGGGTGATAACGTGGGGCGCCAACTTAAACAAGGGTTGGACTATCTCACACTGGATGTTGATTTCTTTGAAAGCGTAAAGGTCCGGAAGATAAAAAAGGACTGTGGCAATCAATCAATACCGATACTGATCGCGTTGCTCTGTAATATTTTTCGAGAAGAGGGGTATTACGTGAAATACGATAACGATCTGGCATTCCTCATGGCTGAGCAATTCGGCGTGAGCGAGGGTGCAGTAGAGGATACCGTTCGAAAGGCGGTTTCAGTTGAGTTTTTTGACAGCCACATGTTTCAGAAGTACGGAATTCTCACTTCACACGGTATTCAGCAGCGCTACTTTGATGCAGTAGCCCGTCTGAAAAGAAAGTCGGTGAAGGTCACAGGGGATTTTCTATGCAAAAATATTTCCACCGGAATAAATACCGATTTCCTCCGTGATAAATCGAATAATCTCTGGAATAAATCCAACAAGGTAGAGGAAGAGGTAGAGGAAGAGGTAGAGGAAGAGGTAGAGGAAGAGGTAGAGGAAGAGGTAGAGGACAAAGCGTCTTCTCCGAAAACTGAAATCATCAAAGCATTTTCTTCCTCTTCTCCCGGACTGGAGAAATCAATCAAAAAGTGGATGGACATGAGGAAACAGAGGAAAGCTTCTGTATCACCGACGGCTCTTAAAAAGAATTTGACACAACTCAAGAAGTTATCAAACGGGAATATAGAGGACGCTGTTCTCATTGTAGAGCAATCAATAGAAAATCAATGGCTCGGATTTTGGCCGCTCAAAAAACATAAGCGCAAAAAGTCGGAAGGAAGCTATGGACATATCGCTTCTCTGGAAGAATGGAAAGGTATCAAAGACGGATGGTGACAATGGAACGAATCGGACGGGATATGGATGATCTCCGGGAAAAAATGGAGACATTTATCAAAAACAATGGCCGCTTAAATGAGCAAAATCCAAAAACGGAAGCGGAAGAGGCGGCAGAAGAAAGAAAAAAATGGACAAATCGGCTGTATAAAGCCGGAATAGGCAGGCGGTACCATGCTTGCACGTTTCAGAACATTGAAAGAAAAGGATTACCGGATTCTAAGCTGCTGAAAAGCCATTATGCAATTGCGAAAGATTACGCTAAGAATTTCAAAACACATAAGGCAAAAGGGCAAGGGCTTATATTCGCCGGACCGGTAGGACGCATGAAGACAACAATGGCGGTGGCCATAGCGCAGGAGATTATGAAAGATTACAACCGGGCGTATTTCATCACTATGCCGGAATTGATGGACAGCCTTCTGCAGAATAATCTTTCGCAGGAAGTCCGGACGCGTACAAAAGAAACAGACCTACTGATTCTTGATGACATGGGAGCGGAGTATCAAAATGACTGGGTACTGAACGCGGTCGACGCGATTATATCGAAGAGATACAACGAACTCCTGCCGGTAATCATTACGACGAATAAGACGCCGGAAGAAATGAATCAGAGGTACATGGCACGGATTTTTGACAGGTTGAAGCATGCGAACAGGTTGCTTATAGAAGCAGGAGAAAGCCTGCGGAAAAATGAGGTTTGAGAAAGGAGCAATAAAAAGGGAAAAATCTTATCATCTACATGCCCGGGACGTACAAACAGCTTGAGCTGGAATACGAAACGGAAGAAGAGGCGAGAAGCGTTTTTGACGATATAAGGAAGGCTTATGAATCCGGGAGAATAGACGTTTATATCTGAAAGGAGAATGAAAATGCTAAACATGAACAATTGCCAGATTTGCGGAAATCTTGTCCGCGATCCTGAAATCAAGAACACATCATCCGGGAAAGCGGTAGCAACGATGACGGTGGCGGTTAACCGGTATTTTGTAAATCAGAACGGAGAGAAGCAGGAATTTACGGATTATGTACGAGTAAAAGCGTGGCCGCCGTGGGCGGAAGCGATCGGGAATCAGCTGCAGAAAGGTATGCCGGTATTTGTCGAGGGGCGGTATAGCAGCTACTCATACGGCAATGAAGGCGATAAGAAGTACATGACGGAGATTGTAGCAGAATTTGTCGCCTGCCCTCTCAATATTAAGAAACCGCAGGGAACAGGATCGGGCAATTTTGAGCAGTTCGGAACAGCTCAAAGTGAACTGCCACCACAGATGGAAAATGATGATTTGCCGTTCTGAGGTGGTGGGATGGAATTTATCGTTGAAGGAGAGCCTCAAGGAAAAGCAAGGCCGCGGTTCAGCAGACGGAGCGGCACAGTTTATACACCAGCAAAAACAGCAAAGTATGAAAAACAGATCAAAGCTGCTTTTTTAGCAGCCGGCGGAGAAATGTTTCCGATAGATAGCTATGTTTCTGTGACGGTCAATGCTTATTTCTCAATTCCAAAATCCTACATGAAAGGAAAGCGGCTGGCGTGTAAACATAACATTAGCAGACCGGCAAAGAAGCCCGATATAGACAACATTTTGAAAGCAGTCTTAGACGCACTAAACGGAGTGGCTTATGAAGATGATAAGCAGGTCATTGAAGTGACGTGTCGGAAATGGTACTCACAGAGTGCAGGCTATTTAAAGATATGTGTAACAGAAATAAAAATTTGATTTTTACGGAGGTAGATAGATCTTGCCGAAAGGAAATAAAGAGGCGGAAATACAATATTATATTGCCAATTTCTTTGGTTTTAAATATATAGCTATTCCGAATGTAAATTTTTCGTGGTCAGGCTGTAAAATTCCGCGATACAACAATGACGGAGATTTCAACGGATTTGATTATGCATTTGAGAGAATTAGGCATGAAGCAGATCTAATACTAATAAACGAAAATGACTACATGTACGAAGTCGAGTGTAAATGTAGCTATAGCGATTTCTTAGCAGATTTCAAAAAATCAGAAAAGCATTTAACTAAATATACAAGAGGTGTTTACTATGCGTTTGATGGAGAACTATATGCAGTCAAAAAAGATGAAATCCATAAAAAACTTAATGATAAATTCCCGGAGGCAGGAATAATTGTAGTCAATAAACATGTGTGTTCTATTGAAAAGAAGCCGAAATATTTCAAGGTGGATAAAATCCCGATTGAAGTAAAAATCTGGCTAATGAGAATCGGATGTCAGAAATGGGGGAGGAGAAAATGAAACAGGATAAAGAAGAATGGGTAGTGTCACTGGATGGAGAAAATTATAACGGATATATAACATACCCGACAAAAGAATCGGCCATTGAAACTGGACAGAAGGAATTTACGAATGTAAAAAATGGTCAATATTCAGAGGTTTTTGATGGGTACATAGGTGATGATAAGTTCTTTTATGTCGCGCTATTTTCAAGACCCGAACCAACCGCAAGCGTTGATAACATTATTGAAGACGTAGCATGCAACGCAGATGTTATTTATGACGAATATTGCTTTGACTTTTTAAAAAATGTCACAGAAAAACAAAAAGAAGAGCTTGAAAAAGAAATCAACAAAGTTATTCAGCACTGGCTTGACAAGCATAATCTAAGAACTTATGGATTTTTAGTTGAAAATGTGGGGCAGGTGAAAGTATGAAGACACTGAAAGGAGAAGATGATGAAATTATATAAATTATTACGGGTAATTGTGCATCCTGTTTCTATGAGGAAATTTAAATTTGGCCTGCTTGAGCCGTCGATGTTTATACCGCTGATGATTATACAGGGAAACCACATTGTTTATAGTGGGTCGCCTATAAGGGTTGCAAGGTCACTGTTAAAACGTAAGGTTAATAAATTAGATTTGTTAACAACTACTAACGAACAGATTAGTGAAATGCAAGTTTACTGGAAGATAGAGCTTGCCGGAAAAATTTCACGAAAGTATAAGGATTGCAATGGCGGGGATGGTGCGAGATTATGAATAACGGAATGAAACCGGGCATTTTTCATAACCCGGATCCGACGTATGAAAAAACGGCAGTTAAATTGCATTTTGAATCAAAACGGATACGCGGTGAAGTTGAAGCGTTTTTTGAAGAAATCCGACGCTGCAGGAAGCACATCGATTCGCTCAATCAATATCGCCAGCAGTATGAGATGGATTTGTTTTCTTTAAAAGGCTGTAGATACGACAAGGAGCCTGTTGACGGCGGCGTATCTTCCGATTTATCGGATATCGTTATTGCTTTTGAACAGAAGATGGCACAGGCAGAAGAATTGCGGATAAAAGAGCTCAACAGGTATGGTGACATGATTACAAAAGGATTCAGGCTGCTTGCTTTACTATCCGATCCGGAGCAGAAGTCCATTATGATTGACAGGTATTTTATGAATATTTTATGGGAGAAAATTGCGTTAGAACATCATTATGTGAGAAGTCATTGTTATCGATTGAAAGATGAGGCGATAAAAGAAATTTCGCGAAAAATGAAACATGAGACATTATGAGACATTTAAAAGTGGTATTATGATAGTGTAAAAGTTCAGGAATTCCTCCCTGAAATAAGAAAGCACGTACTTCGGCCATGGGTGCGTGCTTTTTGTTTGTTTATCTGAAAGGCGGTGATTACTGTGGGCGCAAAAGGCAAGTATGCAAAGTGGCTTCTTCCGGATAATCTTCTGCGCTTGCAGGCATGGGCGCGAGACGGTTTAAGCAATGAGCAAATTGCACATAATATCGGAATTAATCAAGATACATTGTATACATGGATTAAGAAGTACCCCGAATTTTCCGAGGCTTTATCGCGCGGGAAAGAAGTAACTGATATTGTTGCTGAAAATGCATTGTATCAAAAAGCTATCGGAATCAAAGAAACTATAATGAAACCGATAAAACTGAAACAGATTTTATACAAAAATGGAAAACGTATATCTGAAAAAGAATATATCAAGATGGTTCCGGAAGAGGTTTATGTACCGCCGGACGTGAAAGCACTTATTTTTTGGCTGACGAATCGGAAATCGGAATGGAGAGACAAGCAGGAAAAAGAATTATCCGGCAATATCGGAATTAATCTGGTGGTAGATGATGACATCAGTACAGACGATTAATCTTGTTAATGATATTATTCACCCGACAGCGAAACAACGAGAATTTATGCGGACAGTTAAAGATAATACATACATTCTTTATGGCGGTGCAGCAGGTGGCGGGAAATCGTATATCTTACGATGGGAACTGGTTTATCTCTTAATTGGATGGTATAAACATCTGAAATTAAAAGGTATCCGTGTTGGGTTGTTTTGTGAAGATTATCCGGCACTGCGTGACCGGCAGCTGTCAAAGATCAAAATGGAGTTCCCGGAATGGCTTGGCAGCTACAAAGAGGCGACGCATGAATTTACATTAAATCCGGCTTTCGGCAGCGGAGTGATGTGTTTCCGTAATCTGGATAATCCGTCTAAGTATTTATCATCAGAATTTGCGGCCATCGCGATTGACGAATTGACGTTGAATGAACAGACTGTTTTTGATTTCTTGCGTATGCGCCTGCGCTGGGTTGGTGTTGAAGATCCTAAGCTGATTGCAGGGACGAATCCCGGCGGTAAGGGTCATATGTGGGTCAGGAACTTATTCATTGACCATAATATACCTCCGGAAATGCAAGATTTCGCAAATAAAATTGCTTTTGTACAGGCACGGATTGATGATAATCCATACTTGCCAGCGGGATACAGTGATGCACTTGACACACTGCCGGATAAGCTCCGGAAAGCGTACCGAGAAGGCGATTGGAATATATTCGAAGGACAGGTTTTTGAAGAGTTCAAGACGGATATACACGTTGTTGAACCGTTTGAAGTACCATCAAGCTGGCAGCGCGGCAGGTCAATGGACTGGGGATACAGCAAGCCGTATGCGATTTATGAATATGCAGTAGATTATGACGGTATTGTCTATGTAATCAACGAATGGTATGGCTGTAAGCCGGGAACAGTTAATACGGGCACGCAGGAAACGGCACGGGAAGTCGCGCAGAAGATTAGGCATTTGGGCAGCGAATTCGGCATTGCGGACCCAGCTATTTGGCAAAAGACGGGTCATGACGGGCCGTCGATTGCAGAAGTATTTGCTGCGGAAGGCGTGCCGTGGTATCCGGCGGATAATGACAGATTAGCCGGGAAAATGCAGGTACATCTAAGGCTGAAAGAACGAAAGCTCAAGATATTCAAAACGTGTTATCACTTGATACGGACGCTGCCGGCATTGACATACGATAAGCACAAAGTCGAGGACGTGGATACACAGCAAGAAGACCACGCTTATGACAGTTTGCGGTATTTCTTGATGAGCCGTCCGATTCAGCCGGTGAAAGCGGAAAAGCCGTTTAATGATGGTTACAGATACGAAGATGCGGAAGGAGATGAACCGACGGCGTGGGGAGTGTAATGAGCGACAGGGCATTAAGAGATTATGCTTATAGAGTGCTTAAATCAGAGTACGGTGAACATATAGAGAACGGGATTTTAATTCCGGCAAAGAAAAGCGATGAAGAGCTGGCGGCGTTCGCAGCGCAGATGCCGGAATGGCAGATTAGGCAGATGTATGGAATGATGTTTAAAGGAGAACTTGTCGAATGAGTTTTGATTTATCCGAAGCGCGAAATAATGTAAAAAGGGCGCTGCAGCTAACAAGCGAATGGCGCAAAATTGCAAAAGAAGATTATGATTTCATGCGCGGTAAGCAGTGGACAGATGCGGACCTGAAAGTAATGAAACAGAAATCCCGTCCGGTTATTACAATTAACCGGATACGCCCTGTTATTAATTTGCTTTCAGGCTATGCGGCGCAGAATGAGACGGAACCTGATTTCCTGCCGCGGTCAGAAGAAGATGACCGGGTAGCACGTGTGGCCAAAGGTATTACAAAGTACACTTTTGACAAGACGAATTATCAGAGCGTTAAGAAAAAGGCATTCAAAGACGCGGTTATCTGTGGTGTCGGAAATTACTGGGTCAGTTATGAATTTGATTATGCCCGTATGGACGGTCGGATACAGATAAAAAATGTCAGTCCTTTTGATGTGTTTGTTGACCCGGAATGCAAAGAAGATGATTTGTCAGACGCTTTCTACTGCGGGCGGTACAGCTGGGAAAGTCCGGATAAATTGAAGCAAATATATGCGGACAAAGCAGATGAAATTGCCATGCTCGCGCATAAATACGATGACAGCGAATTGGAGACGGTCGATACGGAGCCGCTCTGGTATTCGCGGGATTTAAAGAAATTAAGGGTCGTTCAATATTGGTACAAAGAGTACACGCGGAAGAAAATTTTCTCTGCAGATGGAATGATCGTCGATGAATCGCAGCCGGATTTATATTCGGCTTTTTTAATGTCCGGAGCGGAACCGGAAGAAATACCGGTTACGAAAATCAGATACGCGACATTCTGCGGGGAAGTGCTGCTTGAAGATGGCGAAAGTCCTTATAAGCACAATCAATTTCCACTTGTGCGGCAGTATTGCTACTTATCAGGTTACGGTGAGGATGTGGATGACGGACTGGAACCGGCGGGGATTGTACGGGATTTAAAAGACGCACAGCGCGAACTCAACAAGAACCGCAGCCAGCGTATGCATATCGTCAATCAGCAGTCGCTCGGTGTTCGTTTTTGGACTGGACCGCAGTTTGATGAAAAAGAAAAACGGGAAATTCGGAATCTGTCTACAACGCCGGGCGCGAACATTTTCTTGAAACCGGGTGTGACATTTACTGACGGGCTTCCATCGGCTCAATCCGTCAATAATATAGAGCTTGAAAACCGCTCAAGCAGTGATTTCTACACGATTTCAGGCATTACTCCGGAGAGCCTGTCGGGCAGTATTGGAGCGATGAGCGGTAAGGCGATTGATCTTCGGCAATCGGTTACTACTGTGCAGACGGCGGAAATATTCGATAAGGCAAAAGAAGCTGAGTTGCAGATCGTCAAACTTCTGTGGGGTGACACATACACGCCGGGACTAATCCCGCAGTTTTATAACAAAGATAAAGTTATGCGGATTCTCGGTGAAGACGGCAAGAAAGAATTTGTGCAGATACAGCCGGGGCTGGGGCAGGCAATGCAGGAACAGCAGGCGGTAGATCAGAACGGTATGCCGGTAACAGATGAAAACGGCGACCCGATAACTAAGGTACTGTATGATTTATCCGCTTTTGATTTCGACATTGTGATCACAACATCGCAGGCAAGCGCTACCGCACGGCGGGCGAATTTGTATCAGCTGCTTGAGGCGAAGAAAGCGGGTGTTGACATACCGATGGACATTATTCTTGATTTCATGGATTTCCCGGAAAAGGAAACCGTCAAGAAGCGGATGCAGCAGGCTGCCGAGCAGCCGAAAATGCCGGACTTTAAAGTCAGCGCAAGCATTGAGGATTTACCGGCGGAAGCGTTGTCTACTGCATTACAGTCTATCGGGGTAAATATTTCGCCGCAGCAGATTATGCAGGAAAGATTAGCACTGAAAGGGCGTGCAATCGCTCCGCCGGTGCAGCCGCAGATACCACAGCAGGTATCGCAACGTTATTAAAGCAGTAGTGCTTTGATATATCGTCCTAAGCAACGACGTTAAAAGGCTTTTTTCTTTCGTCCGAAAAGAGACGGTAAACTACTACAAAAATCATTCGACCGCCGACGTCGTTAAACCGGCAGAAGGAGATAATCATGGAAAATGAAGCAATGCTCAACGCAGAAGATTTAGGGTTTGATGCAGAAGATTTGAAAGAAGCAGGTCTTGATAAACAGGAACCGACAACTCCAGCGGGTAATGATCCAAAGAAACCTGAAGATAATTCTGCAGGTAAACAGCCGAAAACTGACCCTGATTCTGAATCGGAACCTAAAACGAAAATTGAACCGGCAAAAGAGCCGGAAGACAATCCGGCAGGCGGTGATTTAAAGAAAGCGTTAGCGGAAGAAAGGGCCCGCAGGAAAGCGGCCGAAGAAGCGGCTAATACTTTGCGTTCACAGATGAGCATGTCACAGAAACCGGTATTATCTCCGGAAGATTTGAATCAAATTCGCAGTTATGCGCAGCAGGAAGCCGCACGTCGGCTCAAGATTGATGACGCATCTGATTTAATGTTCACCGATGCACAAAAGTATCAGGAACTTCTTCATGAACAAGCACGGATTGAATATCAGATGACACGCCAGCAGGAAGAGCGGCAGGAAACCTATCAGAAAAATGTAGCGTTTATTGGCGAGCTTAAGGCTATTCCGAATATCGGCGAGCTGTGGCAGAAGGGCACTGAAATGCTGGATGGCATGACGCGAAAAGACGCTGCTCCGATTGATGCGGCATTTTCACGTATTGATCAGGGGATAGGCACTGATGCAGACTTTAAAGTTATTCGTGATTTTGCTGAAAAGGTAAAATCAGCAATGACCACGCCTGCACAAAATCCGCTCGAAACGGCTAAAACGCTGCCGAAAGCAAGTGCATTAAACGGCGGTACTCTAACTGGCGCAAAACTGTCCGAAGAAGAAATCCTGCGGTATGTCGATGAAGGCCGGGAGAATGAACTTCCGGCGGAAATCAGAAAGCAGATTGATGACCTCTGCGGTGATTAATTATTTTACAAAAAGGAGAATGAAATATGGCACATGAATTTAAAATTCCTGAAAAATTGGTTCCTAAACTCTGGACGAAAAAGGTATGGAGAGAAGGTTTAAAAGCTTCTTATTTTGATAAGTTTACGTCTACTAATGGGAGTAATGTTGTTCATACGAATAAAGATCTAAAACAGGCTAAAGGCGATGAAGTAAACTTTGGACTGGCAATGAATCTTAAAGGTAACGGCGTTTCTGGGAATAACACACTCAAAGGTAATGAAGAAGAAATGCAGATGTATGATTTCAGCGTAAAGACTACTTTGGTCAGAAACGCAGTTACGCGCTTTGAGGCGGATGACCAGAAATCTTCGTATGAAAATTTGCCTCTTATCAAGGGGGTGTTGGTGCAGTGGCTGTCCGACTGGAAAGACAACAAACTAATTTCCGCACTGACGGCTAATCCGACAACCGGCGAGAGAATGTTTGCGTCTGCTGCAGGAACAGAGGTTTCTTTAACGGCTAATGACAAGCTGACCTGTGCGCTGATTGCAAAGGCGAAACGCAAGGCTAAAATGCATGAACCGAAAGTGAAACCGCTCAAGATTGACGGACAGGAGAAATACATCATGCTTGTCGGCACATGGGCAGCGCGTGACTTGAAAGCAGATCCGGTATGGCAGGCAGCACAGCAGAATGCGGCAATCCGCGGCAACCAAAATCCGATTTTCACCGGAGCGCTCGGCGAATATGACGGCGTCGTGCTATATGAATATGAACGTGTCATGAATACGAAAACCGGTGCGTCTTCTGCAAACGTTGTTCATAATTTGCTTTTAGGGCAGCAGGCGGCATGCTTCGCTGTAGCCCGCGAAGCTCGCTTCATTAAAGATGAGGATGATTACGGCAATGTACAGGGGAACGGTATCGCGTTCTTCGGCGGCATTGAAAAATCCATCTACAACAGCAAAGATTATGGTGTGATTCATGTCATGACTGGCGGTGCTGTAGAGTAATTTCAATGGAGATAAGGTGAGGGCTGTAAAAAGCCCTCTTTCCTTTTCTTAAGGAGTAACCATGACTGTAAGAGATTTGATTAACCGTGCGTATATGCAGGTGGGCGATACGTCGCAGGTGAACTATACGCCGTATCAGTTTCTGGAGTTTTATAATGAAGGAAATCATATTCTGCATAAGATTGTACTGCGGTATATTCCGGATATTTTACGTGTAACGGAGACGGGAGTTCCGAACAGGCCGACGATTGCGCTTTCTTCTTTCGCACTGCAGATTGTATCAGTAAAGGATATGTATGGTCATCCCGCTGATTACACGATGGAAGACCACAAAATCATTACTGCGAAAAATGCGCTGCAGCGAGGACTAACCGTCGTATATATCCCGTCTGCAGATTATAAAGAAATGGATGATGAAAGCGGTTATCCGGCAGAAATAGAAAGTCTTCTGGTGAATTACATGGTAGCGCGGATCCTAAAAGCGGACTTATCGTTTGTTTCCGGATGGGAAGATACGATTTCCGAAATGGCACGTCAAATGGACGATGAAAGCGGTTTTATTGCAAGGGGGTATTGGCCGTATGACAGCAGGCGAACTGATTACGATGATTAATCTGGACACGAATGAAATACTGGATGATAGCACGGAATATATCCCTTATATTAATGCAGCTATTGACTATCTCGTGATGATTTTGGTCCCGATGAAAGACAGGGAAGTTGTAAAAAGTATGGACATTAACGACAATAATCCGGTACCCGGTGATTTTACAGCGTTTGTTCCGACGACGGGTTATCCCGTGCGCATTGTGAACGAGTCTTTTCAGACGTACGGTGGAAAGACTGTCAGTGATGTATTCTACGCTGTGAAAAAGCCGCATATATCGGATGAAACTGATTCGATTCCATTCAGCGAAATCTTTCATTTCGTGCTTGTGCAGCTGGTCTCATTTCTTGTCAAAAAGAAATCTTTAATGCTGGATTATGCCAGTGCAGATAAAGCGTTTATTGCTGATTTAACAACGGCAATCCAAGCGGCAAGAGGGCGATAATATGGGTGAGCGTTTCTTTGCTTCGACAAACGGTTTCAGATTAGGATTGGACTGGAGCAAGCCTGCGGAAAGCATTGATATTCAAAGTCTGACGCAGGCGATTAACTGTGAATACAGTCCGACAGACGGTGCGCTTCAAACGATACCCGGCGTGAAAATAATTTATACGGGAACGGCGGATATCGAGAGCCTGTATTATGACAATTACCGCAAGCAGTTTTACTTTTCCTGCGGACGTGATTTGTACAAAACGGCAGATTGGGTAACAGTAACGCCGCTGGGAACGCTAACGGGGAACAGCACTCCGAAGTATCATGCTTTTAATCATGACATTTTGATTGCTTCCGGCGGTAAATTGCAGGCTGTTTCCGGTGCTGGCGTGCTGTCTACTGTAGATGAAAGCCCTACTTGCGAGTTTGTGAGCAGCCACAGCGGCTCTGTCATTGTGGCGTCTATTTATGGACACCGTATCACATGGTCAGCTGTTGGTGATTATAGATCGTGGACGCCGGACAGCAATAATTCCGCTTCTGCGCAGTATGTAGAGGTTGGTTATAAAGATCCCGGCTGTATTATAGCTATTGATTTCTTATCAAAAGCAATCATTGTATATAAAGAATATGGCAGAGCTTATCAGATAGTTGGAAATCCACACGAGAAGACACTTGCTGTTTATCCTCTTTCTGAAACGGCTTTGTGCTGCGGCAGTTCAATCAGCATTGATGACCGAAGTTATTATTTAGGTGATGCGGGATTGATGAGTTTTTTTCCGACAAATACGTATGCGAATATTCAGCCGTCCGAAGTGGGTCTTAATATTAATGCGCAGCTGACAACGATTACATCGGAACAAGCCCGGATGTGGCATATTCCCAGCCGGAAACAGCTGTGGATTAAACCCGGGGAAAATCAGGATATATTTATCTATCATTACTTGCCGCGGTACGAGGACGGACGCGGTGTTTTCACGTCAAGGTCTTTCGTTCATGATCTGCATGATGTCCTGACAGTCGGTAAAGAGATTTACATTGCATATGGCAACAAGATAGGAAAGTTGGATTCTGGAATCGATACTGACGACGGAGAACAGATTACGACATCTATTGTTTCAGGGAACAGATTGGCGCAAAGACTGTTCTTGCTGCTGTTTTCATATAATTTTGTATCAAGTAACCGCATTGAAGGTTATGGCAGCATTACAATCAGCGATAAACGGGCAAAACCTGTTACATTCAAAGCGGCTGGTACAAAGTTATACTATGCGAATGAAAAATTGATTAACGCAACCGGCAGGTTGAATAGCAATGAGTATACAAAAGTAAATAAGATTGGCGGTGGAGCAAACCGACATCTGCAGATAAAAATATTTGTCGCCAAGGGCGCTATCGCTTTGCGGCAGTTTGATTATACTTACGAGGAGGTTTAAATGCCTTATACGGAAAAATATCCTTTGAACCCGACGCCGCAGGGAGACAGCACGAAAGAGGCTGTACTGAAAAACCGGGAAGAAATCAAGACGATTGGGAATGCGCTTTCCGCACAATCAAAAGGCGGCGGGAACGGTCTTCGGCAGCGCATTTTATACGGAAAAAACAGCGGCGGGAAGTACAGTTTTCTTTCCGGCGATGGATTGTCGGTCATTATTGACGGAAGTGTGATACCTGTTGTTTTAACGCTGGCAGATGGTTTTGATGAAAACGGCGCGAAAGATTACGTAGAAACAATTAACAAGAAAATCAGCGCATGGACGCTGCCAATTAACGCAATAAGCTATCTGTTTGTAGAACGAAATAACGCGGGTGCTTTGTCTTACGGAAGCGTAACAACAAAACCAGTATTTTCTGCTTCTTTGCCATCCGGCGTCGCAACAAATACTCATGTGTTCAACACACTTGAGCAGAAGATGTACATGTATAACGGTACAGAATGGAAAAATGTCGTAAGAGTTTTTGCTGCAGCGGTAACGACGAATGCAACCAGCGTAACAAAGATTGAATATATGAATAATGCGGCAGCGGTAGAAATGACGGATGCTGAAAAAGAAAAGCTATCTGGCATTGAAGATAAAGCAGAAGTTAATCAAAACGCATTTTCTAAAGTAAAAATCGGTGACAAAGAACTTGTTGCGGCAGTAAAACAGGCTGTTCTTGAATTAATCGCCGGGGATAACATTAAAATTACTCCGGATGCAGATGGTTCGAAAATAACGATAGATATAGCAAACAAAAAAGAAATATTTGATCCCGATAATTACTACACTAAGGACAAGGCAGACGAACGTTATTATCATGAAGATGTACCTTTGCCGGTAGCTTATAGTAACGAAGTTAATTTTGCTGGAAATGCAGCCACCATACAGTTCGGCTTTCGTGACCACAATATTTACACATATTGTTTTGGCAACGGCACGCAAGGCGGATTAGCCAATATCACCGCAAAGGCATTTGATGGCAATTTGTGTTCCGGTACTTTTAATGGTACGCAACAAATGAACGACTGGTTGCGTCAGCACTATAAAGACGATAACGTTTATGCTTGTCTTGCACACCGAGCCAATGAAATTGTAATTAACGGCAATAAGCAATGGGGAACTGTTTTAATGAGCGCTTATCCAGCACATGACGGACGAGCATTAATAACACAGCTGTTTTTTGCTAATTCTAACGGCTTGTTTTATCGCTATTTGAATACACCAGATGAGATAGATAATACAAATAATTGGTATCAGATTGTGGGCACAAACAATGAGAATAAGCTGAAGATTGGCAACAATTACATATGGTTTGCGTGAGGTGGTGTTCATGAGTGTTTTTAAACATTTATATTATCAGAAAGAGAACGGGGAAACAGGACAGTGTGATGTATATGATGACCAGAACGAATGTCCAGACCCGCGAACGTATGTCAATGTAGACGGAAGAGATGGCTATGTAAAACTGGGGGAGTTTAATGACCCGCAGGCAAGTCCTTTACGGTGTTATGTAGCCAGTGCGGGACGGGAATTTGCGATTTTAAAAGTAGCAATCCCAACTGGCAGTTTTACAGCACAAAATTATGATGGTGCGTCTTATGACTGGACATGTCCTCGATTGATTACGAAAATAAAATGTACATCGGCGGGAGAATGGGATAAATATGTAAATGTCACCCCGGGAACAGTTTACACGTTTATGTGTGTTAAAAATTTCAGTAAATATAAATGGATGATATACGTTGGGGTGGATGCTTTTGTTTCTTTGTTTGGCGGAAATGACCCGCTTATCGTTTGGTGGTCACAAGAGATCAATAATTCATGAACAAGATAGGGTGATGAGATGAATTGAAATTATCAAGTTTACAGGAAATGATAAAAGATTATGAACGTATCACTGGAGAATCTATCAGCTTTGAAGGGTTCTTTTTTGATGATGATCTTCATGATAAACAGGGAACGCATTTCAAGTTTTTTCCGAATGCCGGATTTCTTTTCTGGCAGTTGATTAAGCATGAGAGAATCGTTTATTTCCAGATTCTTGAAACATACGGCAAGTTTCACAAAATGGTTGATTACATCAGAGAGGTGATGGTCCTTAATGGGGTAAAAGATATCGTGACAATGACGACGCGCAATCCGAAAGCACATATACGCCGATGGAAGATGATTCACCATCCGGAACAAGATTATGACTACGAAGGAAGGCATTACTATGTGCTGACTGGCACAATTGAGAATTTACATTAGAAAGGAGATTGCATGCTATTATTTGATTTACAGCTGTTCGGGAAAAAGGGGACAAAGATAACGACAACACCGGCGCAAGTGCCACAGATGTCCGATGAGGAAAAAGGGCTGCTTGGCGAACAGCTGAAATGGGCACAGACTACACAGCCGGTGGCACAAAACCTGCTGAATATGGCTAATCAAGCATTAAGCAGCCAGCAAGTTACGCCGAATCCCAACTGGCAGACATTGTATGACCGGGCGCAGAATCAGACGGCAGCCAATAATCAGCTGGTACAGGGACTGATTCCGCAGGTAAATGCAAATACAGACGCTAATGCAGCGGCTAACAACCGTTTCTCTGGGCTGCTGGGGAATGCTATTCAGGCTATGACACAGGGGAATAAAGAACTGGCGTCCGAATACAATACGGCCATGCAGAATAATAATACTGCTATGCAAGGATTGTTAAACGGTGTGCTGCCATCTTCTTATGCGGAGAATCGACAAAAGGCATTACAAGCTGATTTAACGAATACAGTCGGGAGTACATTGTCCGGACTGGCCAGCCGGGGAATTATCAATTCTTCACAAGCGGACAGCGCATTCAATGATATTTCCCGAAATGCATCTAATACGCTGGCTGCACAGTACGGAAATGATATGCAGACAGCCGCGGGGCTTGCCGGACAAGCTTATAACAGTCAATTGGCGGGCATTAACGGTAAGGCGGGGCTATTGGGTGATATGTTCAGGAACCAGCTTTCCGGCTACGGGCAGCAGGCTGACTTGGCAAATACGAATTTCAACAACAGACAGCAAGGTATTTCAACGCTGTCACAGCTGGCGAATCAGTCGCAACAGATGACGACAGATCCAATTAAAACGGCAGCAACGGCGCAGGAAGCGTCCATTAATACGCCAATGAAATACTTGGCGATGGCGACAGGCCAGAACGCACCAACGCAAAGTTTATTATCTCAGTTATCACAACAGCGGTATTCAGTAGCTTCTCCTGCACAGACGGTTGTACGTCAAGGGAGCGGCGGATTCTTTGGAGGTCTTATGAGCGGATTAGGAAGTTATTTTGCATGCTTTACAGCAGGAACAGAAATTTCAACACCGGAAGGTGCAGTTGCCATTGAACAGATGACATTTGGTGATCAGGTTGTTTCTCTTGGCGCAGTGAATGAGGTTACAGAACTTCATGATATGGGCGAGGCGGATATTTATGAACTGCGCACGCCATCCTGCACGGTAGAAACCACACAGACGGAAGTATTCATGACGCCTGATGGAAAGAAACCTTTAACCGAACTTTCCGAAGGTGAGAGTGTCATGACAGTAAACGGATTTGAACCGATTATATCAATTGTAGAAACCGGTCGAAAAGAAAAGGTTTATGAACTGGAATTGACCGGTGACAATATGTTCTATGCAAACGGTATCTTGGCGGAAGGCTTGACAGAAGCTGACAAAGCGGGTAATGACCCGGATGGAGACATTATTCCTGCAGAAGCGGTTGACGTTGTTCCTGCAGAACAGAAAACAGAAGATTCTGCAGAAGAACCTATGCAGGAAATGGAAACATCTGCAGAAGAAACAACGGATGAAACAGAGAAAAAGCCGGCAGCTAAGAAGCCGGCAACAAGAAGAAAGACGGTTGCTAAGAAAGCGGGTAAATAATCATGAGTGTTATCTATGTACAGGATAAATCACCATGGGATCAGATTGGGAATCTGGCGGGACTGTGGGCGGCAAACCGTCTGCAGAAGATACAGGATACCCGCAATGCTAAAGATTATGCAACAAGAGTATTCGGGGGCTATCAAGATGAACAGTCCCCGGGCCTTTTGGCTCAATTGACACAGCCGCAGACCCCGCAGATGGGCAACGGTCTTTTTGCGCAGGACGGTCTTGAAAAAGCAATGCCTCATTTCAAGATCAACACTGCCGGCACACAGCCTTTGCAGTCTTCAACTACGGCGGGGCAGGACGCATTGGAACAGGCCGTCCCTCATTATCAATTAAATACGCAGCAGGGACAGCCGCAAGTACAAACGCAGCCGGGTGCGCCTGACAGGAGCCAAATTAAGCAGTCGCTTCGGAATAAAGCCGGGGCGGCGTATGTCAGCTTTATCAAGAGTGGTTACGGTCAGCAGGAAGCAGCGCGTATGGCAAAAGAAATGCTCGAAAATGACACAGCAGAAGAATATGGTAAACAGCTTAGAGCCTATCAGGACAGCGTTCTTGAGCCGGCAAGACAGGATATCCTGAATCAGCTCGTCTATACAACGGATAAAGACGGGAATGCGATAGTCAGCGGTTATGATCCGAAGAAACTTAAGGCGATGGCGCCGCGGATTGCCGCTTATAATTACCGTGCCCAGCGACTGGGGCTGCCGCAGATTGACATGAATATGCTGAATAACATCAACGCGTTGGATAAACCGAATATTTCTTATAAGACAATGCCGAATGGCCAGCTTGTAGGAATAAACGGTGATACAGGAGCTATCCAGCAGATGGGGAATTATGCACCGCCGCAAGATCCGCGACGTTTTTATGTGAATACCGGCGGCGGATTATTTGATGTCAGAAGCGGGCAGGTTGTTCCTGGCACAGCAAGAGAAGTACAGGGGCCGGGAACGAGCGGGTACAATTCACAGATTATTTCACAGCTAAGTCACTTGCAGCAGATGTACGAGAAGCAACATATGTATGATGATGATTTCGATCCCGCAAAATCTCCTTATTATGCACAGCTGCAACAGGTTTTAGGCTTGCAGCAGCCCGGACAGCCGGGAGATGTAACAGGCGGGCAGAAACAGCTTGTGAATGATGAGCAGGGGCTTAGCAATAAGATCATGGAAATGCGGCAGCATATGTCCAAAGAAGAGGTACAGCAGGCATTACGAAATGAAGGACTCGGTTTCTATGCAGCATGGGTACCGTAAAGAGGTAAAATATGGGTTATTTTGATGAATTTCAGCGTGTAAACGGTAATACCAGCGGTGAAAGATATTTTGATGAATTCAAGAATCAGCCGTCGCAGGATTTGTCTTTACTGGACAAGGCCAAAGGCTTTTTGAACAGCATCGACGAAGCTTATGAAGAAGGGCGTGCGGCACGCAAAGCACAATGGGAGAAGACGAAAGCCAATGTATGGAATACTCTTTCTGATTACGCGGCTAATGCCGGCAAAGCAATAGAAAATTACGGCAATGAAATTACAGCGGCCGGAGAACGTGCCATGGAAGCCTATAACAACGGAGAATCCATCAATATGGAAGATCCAACGCAAGGCTTTGAAGGTGAAAATTATAACCGGGCGAAAATGAATGTCTACAATGAACTGGTAGGCAAACCTGCCGGGTACGCCGCCATCACACCCGGTATGCCCGGCATTGTCCGCATGGCAGGCGGTGCTTTAGCTGTCCCGACTCTTGTCGATTCTACGATGCAGACTTATGACCAGAACATTGCAAACAATGATGGTACGCCTGTTATCAGTACGGCAAAAGGGACTCTTATAGATCCGGTCATTAATCCCGTTAAAGAAGCTGTTACCAATCCGGGAGAATATGTACAGAGCCTTGTAGATAATCCGCTTGAGGTCTGGGATAAGGTATTCCTGCCGGGCGCGGTCATTCACGGAGCGGCCAAAGGCATAAAAAAAGCAACGCCTAAAAGTATCAGCGAGCCTATTCGCGAGCATATCACAGAACCGTTTAATGAACATGTTATTGATCCGGTAAAGAGCGGCCTTGCCAATGCGAAAGGTCGCTTTTTTGATTCTTTTAAACGTGGCGGGGAGACAGGTTTTGACGATTTAGCCCGTGATACAGAGATGGGCACGCAATCACTTAAAGAAACAAACCTGCCGCCCGAATACGGCGAGACAGGAGATATAAAAACAGATGTTTACAACCGTCTCCGCCAGAACGGATTTACTGATTCCGAAGCGGCGGGGATTACCGGAAACATTGCGCAAGAATCCATGTTTGATACAGAAGCGCTTTCAAAAGATGGATATAATTCCCGCGGGCTGGTGCAGTGGACGGGCGATAGAAAGGCACATTTAGAGCAATTTGCCCGGGAACACGGACTGGATCCCAAAGATTGGCGTACACAGGTAGATTTTATCTCCGAAGAGATGAATACTACAGAACGGGCGGCTTTTGAAGCACTCCGCAAAAATCCGAATATCACTCCGGAAGAAGCGGCGCATATTGTCCGCGAACAGTATGAACGTCCGGATCCGGCAGTGGCCAATGACGCATACCGCCAGCAGGTGGCCAGAGAAGTCTATGATGGCCGCAGTGTCCGTCCGATGCAGCGTCCCATGCAGAACGGGCTCAATGATTTTGCGGAAGATGTGAAACAAGCCGCGCCGGAAGAAGCAAATTTAAATTTCATGAAGGATCCGGTGAAAGATATTACGCCGGAAGAATTATCCGATCATATCAAAAATGGAACTATTCCTAAGGAAGTATTCCGTACATATGACGAAACGGAATATAGCGCATTCAAAGATTTACCGGAAAAACAGAAATTTGAATATGCACGTCAGGAAACGCTTAAACTTGCTGACGGAATAGACGATCCGATGGGAGAAAAAGTAAGAGTTATTTTTGACAAAGAAAACAAAAATGCAGTAGATGACGCAGTTAAAGCTTTCACTTCCGGACATGGCGAAAATATGTCTATTTCTGACAGCCGGGCATTTGCAACTGGGTTGATAAAAGATACTGTTCAAAATCCGGATTTTATTCTTAAGCAAAAGAACGGAAGAAAACTCTATGTGAATCTATGGCGCGGAAAAGATAATTTGTTACATCAAATAGCGGTCAGCATGGATAAAACCGATAAAGGGAAAATTATCTCTTCAAGTACGGCTATGGATAAGCCCAGACATCGAAACAATGCTATTAATCAGCTTTCAAGGGATATAAAAAACGCCGACGAATTAATTTACGTCGGCGAAAATATTCGAGGTCGTCAGTCAGGGTATCCTCTGCAACCCTCCAGTGATAGGGGTTCAACGCCGGATACCCAGCTCCACCCATCTGGCAACTCTATTGTAGCAGAAGAAGTAGGAAAAGTAAAATTGCCGGGTGATGAACGATCATTTATGGCAAGACCGCTTGAGGAGGCGGCCGGTAATGACTTGACCACATGGCAGGGAGAAACGATTTCACGCAAGCAGATTCTTGATGATGTAAATAGCATTTTCGGGGCTACGATCAAGAAGGGGCGTGTCGGTAAGAAAGGCACTAACGGATGGTATAATCCTAAAACGGACATTATACGAACAAGAACATTCGGGGATCCCCGAACTGTTATGCATGAACTTGG